ACTAGGTCCTGTTTGGGCAGTATAACCAGCCGCATTACCAACAAATGTGTAATTTGTATTAAGAGAAGTTTGTGAGGTAATATCACCAATATCATGTTCAGTTAGAATCCTAGTCACACCTACTATAGGGGCACCTTCTTCAATGGTGCCATTTCCTATATAAAGTCTTCTAGTATCCAGACTCCAACCAAGTTCTGCAGAAGTTAGCTGTGGGAGATCTTGTTCTAACCCGCGTCTATGTTGAATTCTACTTATTTGGGTAACAGCCATGCTAAATCCTCAATTATTGTGTATTTAGCTTAACTTTTAATACCTATCACTTGATAATTCCAGTTTTCTTTGAGTTCATGCCGATTCAAATGCCCATTTTGCCACTTTGGGCCTGTGAATCCACACATGTTACACACCTGTTCTGGTTTTTCCTGTGTGTCTAACCAATTTTTTATTTGCTCAACATCAGCAGAGAAATTTATGCTATTATAATTGTTTAGGTATTCTTCCCAGTCTGGGTCGTTAGTCAAATTGAAAGTTTCTAGGGTATTTTGTAGTACCGCAGTAGTCGGGCACTTGTAAAGATTACCTTTGTATAAATTGACAAAATTTCTAGCTTGACACCATTTATGATTTTCTACAAAATGTATATCATCGTATTTGTAAAATGGTTTCAGACTATATTCAAATCCACTGTAGTGTGCTTGCCATGCCTGATTAAACTGTTCAGTTATTGTAATTCTTATGTTACTATCGTTACCATTTATTTCCACACACCACCATTGTTTGAATAAATCAGGTTCATCCAGCCATAAATTCCATCTTATGTTATCGTTGGGATATCGTGCTTTTACACTTGTCAATATATCAGCTTTTAGATTTTCGATATGATTTTTTACAATACTAAAATAAGGATCATGTCCAGTTTGAATACTTACAATGAATTGAGGACGAATATCCAAATTAAACAAGTCTGGAATATTAGTCAACAATCTATCAAGATAGTAACCGTTGGTGTTGATACGCAGCTCACAATTTGGCCATAGATTACGTATTGTTTTACACCACTCAACAAAGCGAGGATGCAATAACGGCTCACCTCCAAATACAGTTACTATGTCTGGTTCAATTTTTTCTGCCCACACAGTCAACCACGGTAAACTTTCGTCTAGATTGACCAATCCTTTCACATGTTTACTATCGCTGAAAGTAAGACAACCCCTACAATTTAAATTACATGAACGTATAATTGGAATATCTAAAAATCTGAACTTTACACGTTCCATCAGTGTGTCCTATAATACAGTTCTACTCTGCGCATCCACTGATCACTCCAGTAGGCAAAGTCTTTGGGCTCTAGTACAAATTCTTGGTATTGAGGAGTAGCCGAATCATTTTCCGGGCGGGCGCACATGAGAATGACTCCTGAATTGATCTGGGTTCCGTGGGTGTCATTGTGAGCTGCCGCATATGCCGCGAGCTGTAAAAAATAATCGCCAATCCATTCTCGCTTTTTAGGCTTGTTTGTTTGTTTAAAATCCAATATTGCAGGCTGTCCCTTCCAGACCCCGATACAGTCAGTAGTACCAGCATAAAGCCCAGAATAGTATAATGGCACCTCGCAACCCCAATACTCTTCGACATTGCCTAATCCTTCTAGTATAACTTGTGCTGCCATGAACCACGACGGTTGTGCATATGGGTTGGCAGGAAAGTCGCCTATATCGTCGTGCTTGATATAACGTTCAAGATAGGTGTGCATCCTGGTGCCACGATTGGCAGCTTCGGTTGTAATTTGTTGTGCTCGTTCATGACCCACCCTATCTTTCCATTCACGTAGCTTTTGCTCTTGCCTTCAACAGTAGTCCTGTCAAGAGGCTTGTAATCAAATTTTTGAATTATCATTTATACTCGAAAACTTTCGCCGCAACCGCAACGGTCACGTTCTTTGCTGTTTATAAAGTCAAAGCCTTCATTAAGACCCTGGCGTTTGTAGTCCATGGTCATTCCGTCAATGTATGGCAGATCCTTGGGATTAACAAATACACTGACACCGTTTGATTCATACTTGACTTGTTCGTCGGTGGGTGTGTCAATGTACTCTAGTTTGTAAGCCAGTCCTGAACAACCTGTGGTTCTAATACCAATAAGAATACCTGCTCCGTGACCTCTACGATCCAGCTGTTGTCTTACTTTTTTTGCTGCCAGTTCAGTTAGTTGTATCATTTTTGGATCGATAATCTGCCAGTGCCGCTTTGATAGCATCTTCTGCTAGAATACTACAGTGGATTTTAACAGGAGGTAACGCGAGTTCTTCTGCAATGTCCGAATTCTTAATTGCATCCGCCTCGTCAATACTCTTTCCTTTAAGCCACGTAGTGACCAACGACGAAGATGCGATCGCCGAACCGCAACCATATGTCTTAAATTTGGCATCGGTAATTACTCCGTCATCAACTTGAATTTGTAGTTGTAAAACATCTCCACAAGCCGGGGCTCCTACTAATCCTGTACCCACTCTAGGATCGCTCTTATCTAGCTTACCTACATTTCTTGGATTTTCATAATGATCTAAAACATTTGTTGAGTATGCCATAATTACTCCGTAAAATATTTCTTATACTTTGGTTGCACGTCTAATATAGATTCATGACGCACTGTATCTAATATTTTAGTATATTTTATAAAGTTTGTAAATTTATTTGGATCAAAATTATTTATTTCTAGTAGTTTAAGAACGTTCATTATTCCGGTAGCTGAGTTGTTTGGTGCCCAATTTAGTGCTTCGTATAATTCTTGAATAATTTTTGGACGCATTTCCATTGGGGTGTTTTCAATAAATAATTCCTCCACATCATTAACAATATTGATACCATGATTTGCATCAGGATAATTTTCTTGTGTAAATTTTAACAAATCAACAATATTAAAAATGTTGTACATACTAACAGTTGTTGAAAACATCAATTCGTGATTGCTCACTAATTTGATGTTTTTTATTATAGTTTCCCAATTTGATCCGTGCCTTATATAATCATTTAAAGGACCTACCCCATCAATTGAAATTACAAATGTTAAATTGTTTAATTTATTAAAAATTGTTAGGAGTTTCTCATCTAAATTATTAAGACTTGTATTGATTAAAACATTAGCGTTTGGATTTACATTTGATAATTTTAAAAGAAAATCATAATTGTACGATTCTAATAAAGGTTCGCCACCAGCTAGATAAACTTTTTCTATTTTTTCATCTATTGGTATATCATGATTGATTCTTGAATTACCAAAAAACCAAAATTTTGATGGCCATAAATTATTGATCTTTGCGTATTCGGCGTTAATAGCACTACTGCTTCCTGAATTACACATTCTACATTTTAAAGAACAAGTATTACTAAACCGTAAATCATAACTGATTGGATTTATTTTTTCTAAGTTTATAAACTTTAGAATATTATTTTCAACTTTTGGTAATGCTTGCAGATCTTTCAACCAAATTGCTGTTTCAATTTGTCTAGCACTTCTTAGGCCTAATTTTTCTTTATCATAACAACCATTGCATTCAACTGGAAATTTGTTTTGAAGCATTTTATGCCTCAAATCATTCATTTTTTTAGAATTAAATGCTTCGAAGGAATTCTGAGTGAAATCGTCGGTTTGTTTTTGATTTTCATAACAACATATGTTATGTATGTTATTAAATTGTTTTTCTTGATGAACAAAAGGTAAAATACAAAAACTATTGCTAGTTTTTAAATTTTCTATAGATACCATTAAGAACGTTTAGATAGAGCCGATTTGGCCATTGAATCAACTGTGCGCTCGGGCGCAGTGCTAGGAATTTCCTGTTCAATTTCAGCAGGCTGATCAGTATCGTCGGCAAATGGTTCTAGATAAACATACTTGACGCCCGAAGAATCATCTTTGATATCTTTGATTAAATTTTTAATATCAGAATTTGATTTGTATGCGTCCAGCAAGTTGTCAAGATTGAATTGGCTTTCACCGGTTTTTTGAACAAGATTAATCAAACTATCAACTCTTATTCTTGGTTGTATATGAGTATCGTGTGCTCTATTGCGTAAAAACTCAAGCGTGGTCAGCAAGTTTGCATCACCACGCCCATCAGCTTCATCTTCGAGAACTTCGTCAAGATATTTGTCTAAGTTCTCAGTAATTACTTCTTGAATACGCATTAACGCTTCTCTCTGCCTACCACGTTAGGTCCAGCAGCAGCATCTGTTGCTGCAAAACTATCTGTATCCATGTCACTGGTCATGTCAGCTGCTGGCATTTGTCCAGACATATCACCGGCTGCTGCTCCAGGAGCACCACTCATTCCCATGCCCATTGGTGCTGCAACAGGTTCGCCGGCTAGTGCTCTAGCTGCGTTGTCTGCTGTACCACGAGCTGTGCTTAATTGAGTGGTCATTTCTGCCAACAATGGCTCAACTGAGGCCTTGAATGCGTCTGCTTGTTCCATTCCGATCTGATCGCGAATAGTATCTAGTAAAGCAGGCATTTGCTCGTTTTGCATTTTACTGACTTCTTCCAGCATG